AACGTGATGATCCGGCGGAATGGGGCCGTGATGATGCGCCCACACAACCCGGTGAAGGTACGCGCCGCCGAGCTTGTGGTCGGCCTTGTAGTACCCTGACGGCTTTCGGTAGTACCGCACTCCGTTGAACTCGTGGATCGGGTGTATCGCGGGTCGGCCCATGGTTGCCCTTCCGAAACCAGAACGTCCCCATACTGTAATGCTTCGGATGCAACAAAACCACAATGGCGCGTGGCGAACGGGTGCTCCGGGGTGCAAACAACAGACCGGCCGTTTGAGAACGTCACCCGCACAAGTCGTGGCGCATCGCGGCTCATGATCGCCGAAACCCGGCGCGCGCCCTGTGGGGTTCGCACAAGGTCGCCAACTTGCAGCGCCTCGATCGCCACCTCCCCCTTCGGGGTCAGCACCGGCGTCCCTGCCACGAAACAGATGTGGCTGTATTGGTTCTTGATGACCTGGTCGGACTTGTAGACGCCCGTGGGCGACTGGACGTCCTTGAACTGGTAGCCGCCTTGCAGGCCGCTCGCGAGCATGCGGCAGCCGGGGTCCAGCAGCAGGCCCTGGTAGCCGTCCACCTGCCGGTTCAGGATCGTGTCGACCGTCTCCTTGCGCCCGTGCAGGCCCGCGAAGCGGTTGGCGCCCGGCGCCTTCTGGATCATCAGGCCGTTGCGCCGGAAGATCTGGAACGCCGTGAGCTCGTCGGCCTGGCCGCGCACGTCGCCGCCGGGGTCGCCGAACAGCTTGACGCGCTCGAAGTCGAGGCCGGGGAACCGGGTGGCCAGTTCGCGCCGGACCATGGGTGCGAAGGTGATCGAGCCGATGTCCTCGGCGTACATCTCGAACAGCACGAAGACGCGGCCGCGCACCGTCTGGCCGAACACGGCCGCCGGCGTCAGGCCGAAGTCGAACCCGCCGTACAGGTCCAGATCGGGGTTGAACTTCAGCGGCGTGCGGCTGACGTGCCGGTCGGCGCTGAACAGCGGGTGGACCGCCCTGCCCTTCATCACCGCGGCGGCGCGGTTCAGCAGGTTGGCGTCGATCCACGCCTTCGTCTTGCCGTGGATCTGCTTGGCGTAATAGTCGCCGGAATCGCGCAGCCACTTCAGGTTCTCGGCCGCCGGGTTGACCTTGTAGTCGATCACCTCGCCGCTATCGCCCATCTCCTCGATCAGCGCGGGCGGCTGCTTGAACAACACCCAGCCGGGCGGCAGCTTGTGCGTGCGCACGTCGTCCGGCGTGAAGTAGTCCGGCACGGGTGTCTGGCCGAACATGATCGGCACCCAGTGCAGCGCCTCGGGCGCGTTCATGTCCGCGATCACGCCGGCCCAGGTACAGCCGCCGTCCTTGACGCTCGGGTAGCGGCCGGTGCGCGACTTGATCTCGCCGAAGATCGGCAGGACGACGTACTGCAACTCGTTGACGTAGGCGCCCGTCACCTCGAGCGAGCGGACCTTCTTGACGTCCTCCTCCTTCTCGAGCGCCAGGAAGATGAACTCGGCCTCGATGTCGCCGTGGTCGAAATAGTAGGTGAACGGCGGCGACCAGTTCATGGTCCCGTACTCGCCGTCCGGGAAGGTCTCGAGGAAGGCGTTGATGGTCGTCGACTTGAGCTCGGGGTAGGTCTGGCGAACCACGATCCAGCGCGACCGGCGCTTGCCGTCCCGCTGGCGCGGCTGCTCCGAGCAATGCCTGAGCATGCGCATGATCGCCGCGCGCGTCTTGCCCGAGCCGATAGGGCCCTGGATGATCGCCGCGTCGCTGTTGTCGAGGAGGAAGCGATCCAGCGTCCAGCCGTCCGGCTCGAACGTGATCGGTCGCGGCTCCGACGCCGCCGCTTGAACTTGCGCTCTGGTTTTCCCGCGTGCCATGGGCGCCACAACGCCGCCAGCGGGGGCTGGCCTCAACGCACAGGCGGGCGGAAACAGGATCGGCCGCCAGCCCAACCGAGAAACCCCAGTCCCAAGCTGACGGCCGCGGCGAGCCTGCCGGTGGTGCTTTGGCGCTGGGCCTCCTTGCGGGTTAGCCCCATCCCGGTGCGGGATGTCCAGAACGCCTCAGCGTCACCATTTGAAACATCGGCGGCGGCCGGTGTCAACCTTCAGGATTCGCCGCGGCGTCCATGTGCAGGGCCACGGCGTTGACGTCGCGCAGCCGGTTCATCCAGCCCTCGCCGAAGGTCTTGAAGGTCGGCAACTGCTCGAAGAAGGTCTTGCGCAGCCGGCGGATCTTCTCGATCACCTGCCCCGGCTTGGCCTTGTGAATCGCATCCAGCGTGCGCGGGCCGATCACGCCGTCGTCGGGCACGCCCACGGCCAGTTGCAGGTAGCGCCGCGCACGGGGCGGGCCGCTGTTTACCGCCAGGTCAAACACCATGAGGTCAACACCGGGGGGCAGGACGTCGCCCTGCACCGCCTGCCAGTACCAGGCGCGGTAGATGCGGGAGGCCTCCACAACGGTCAGGTCGCGCACGTTCAGCTTGGACACCGGGCCCTGGCGCCACGCCTGAAGGGTCTTCAGCGTTATGCCCAGGTTCGTAGCCCCGCCCGGATCCTTCGGGTGGTCGACGTAGCCGCCCTCGTGCTTCAGCACGACTTGCAGGCATGGCTCGAAGTTGTCCCTCACGCGGAGTCCTTTCGGTGGCGCCACGCCTGCACGGTTGAGACGATGTGCTCGGCGGAAGGCGCGATCAGGTAGTAAGTCGCCAGCAGCCCGATCATGCCGAGCAGCGCGTAGATGACACCGGGTAGGTCTTTCGCCAGCACGCGGTCGACGCACGCTGCGATCAGCAGCAGGCAGGCCACCGTGACGCCGAAGACCAGCAGGCGCCGCCAGGTCCACTTGGACTCCGGCAGGGGGTCTTGCGAGTCGATCACGAGACCGTCGCCCAAAGCTGCACCCCGGCCCAGCCGGCGAAGGCCAACAGGGCGGCCCATATGGCAAGCTCGAGGCGGGCGATGCGGGACTTCACCTCGACGAACAAGTCCTTCATGTCCGTCATCCGCTCCTCGCACCGCTGTTCGTGCTGCGCGGACCACGCCTCGAGCGTGGCGACGCGCTCGCCCTGCGTATGGGGTTGCGTCATGCTCGGATCCGGGTGCGGGAAATTGACGATCGACATGGCCTCGAATGGTGGCCAGACAGCGCGGTTGCTCAACGCACGGGTGCGCGTTACGCCGCCGCGCTCCGGCCGGCGTCCCACTTGCCGCGCCGCCACGTCAGGTACTCGGCCGCCTCCTCGAGCGAGAAAAACGGCTTGATGTAGCGGACGGGGTCGTCGGCATAGTCAGGGTCGATGACGGCGGCCATGGAGCGCGCCCAGTTGGACTCCTTGAACCCCTTCTCCTTGGCGTAGTGATCGAAGTCCTTGTACGTCCCGACCCGGAACCCGTGGCAGAGCCGGGCCGGGTCGTTGTGCCAGATTGGGATGTAACCGCTCGTGTGCCGGTGCCCGCACGCAAGGATGTGATCGCGATGGTCAAACAGCGTTTGACGCACGAGCGCGTGAGCCGGGTTGAATTGCGAACCGCCGGGGAAGTCGTGGCGGACGTTCATCGTGAACTCCGCGCCACCGGGCAGGCACACCCGCATCCGGGCGCCGACGTTTTCATACAGGCCGGGCAGCTTCTTCAGCCGGTGGATCACCTCGGACACGTCGCCCTTCTGCGTGTTCCAGGTGTCGTGATTGCCGCCGACCGTCACCAGCCACGGGATCTCGGTCAGCACCCACTCGATCAGGGTCAGGGCCTGCCGGCTCGTGACCTCCTGATTGGCGTACAGGCCCATCAGCCGCCCGACCCAGTTATTCGTTGTGTCGCCGATGTTCACCGCCATCATGCCCGGCGTGTCCCGGCAGGTGGCGATGTCGCGCTCGAGGTCGGACCACGCGCAGCCAGGGTCGTCGATGTGGGGGTCGCCGAAGAAGGCGACGGCTATGGGGCCGGGCATGGAGATGCGAAGGGTCTGAAGTTTTGCGGCGTCGTCAAACGCCTTGCGCTTCAGGTGCCGGACCTTCAGCTGGTC